TTTGGTGAACCTGGAGGGAAATAGGAAACTCTCCATGTACAACCATTCGGGACTGTCGGTGCCGTAGTAATCACGTCTTTTCTGTTTCAGCAATCTGCTCATCTGACTGTATGTACCGTTTACAAAACAACGGTAGTCATGTTCGATGCAGTGCAAGTCGAAAGATACTGCAATAGTGGATTCGTCTATCTCGTGGTATTCGTTGAACATCTTGCTTCCCATCAAAGTTACAAGAAGATATTCATCCCACAAGGGATCATCGTATTTTCTGGGATAAGTCAACACCAGCTTTTGATCGCCAGTGTTGTACTTGTCTTCCCATGCTACGTATGATTCGTCAAATGGATATCTGCATTCTCGCTTAATGCCAAGTATGGGAACCAGAAAGGTTTTTGATTTCTGGAAATACCGATTGTAGGGTTTTTTGATTCGCGATGTTGTCATAAAAGGAATTCTTCATAACCCGTTTCAGCAAATTTGAGACCATGACGTGGCAAACTGAAGTCTTTCGCAAGAAAATGTTTGTTTGCCACACTTAATGCATCAAGTGCCATTTCCATGTATTTGGACATGGTTTCATCAGACACTCTCATAGGTGCTATCTGCATATACGGATCAACCACAAGAAACCTCAGTTCTACAGGATAATCCACTCCGTAAGTTGTTATGGTCTACCACCAGGTTGTCAATGATACCGCGTATTCCGAACTGGTAATCTTCCGAAAACATCACAAGTTCCGTTTCATTATGTACAGACATCCACTCGAGATTATTCATACCCATCAGATCACGCATGGTTTCACTGTTCTTAAAGGTCTCACGTACCCTTTCAGCGAACACAACCATGTCTTTGTCGACTACAGTACGGTCTTTTCTTTTCAATAAGAAGTCCAAATACTCCATGTTCTTTTCAGTCAGCATCCTGTCAAATCGTTGCTGGTCTGTCTTAAGTGTCTGATGCAGGTTCTCATCTTTCAGAATATCAAGCAATGCATTCTGCACATTACCTAGATAAGGTAGTATGGTCTCCCTGGAATCCTTGATTTCTGGATATGTTTCCGCAATGTGCGAATGCAATCGTTCCATTACACGCTTTGGATTCTCACTGGGAAAACTGTATGGAAGAACGACAAATTCGTCTTCAAAGTTTTCTGGATTCAAAAGCATGCAGTGGATCAGTTTACCTTCAGCCATTGCTTTGTCTGTGGTATCCTCCCTTTGTTTGAGGATATAGTGCTGATAGAAAGCACCAGGACTATACAAGAGTCTGTTTAATCCTGAATAGGACATCAGGAACCCTTGCGCGAAGAATTCATCTTCTAGTTTCAACCTCTCTACGAGGTCCATTTCGTAAGTACTAAGGAATGGTTTCATCTGGTTTTGGATTATCGATCTCCGTACAAAAGGAGTCGAGGATTGCAATATACACCCCAGGTTTTTCCTTGTCATAACTCCAAGGTCTACCGTCGATGTAAAGTGGTACAGGGAGTATCTCCTCTACATTGTCATCGTCAATCCATCCAGCTTTTGACATTTCATCTTGAATCGTTTGAGCAGGATTGATAAAATCCCACTTATGACGACTTGCTCTGACAAAATGCATTCCTATGATTATAGGTTTGGTCATCTCCGCAATAACCGCTTGAAACTCTGGTTTATGCTTTGACCAATATGCTGCAGATGATTTCCGATACTTCTGTGTCGCCTTACTGGCGATAAAGAGACCACTCCGCGTCATCACCCTACTGTTCTTGCTAGAAGGTACAGCTCCTGGTATGAAGAACAGTGTAGGTGTTGACATTACATTAATGATGTTATGATTGATTTTACGTTTTGCGCTCCATGATCCCTTACAGAGTCACTCAGATCCTTACTCAGTTCAAGGTGTATGTACGGTATTCCGTACTGTTCCTTGTAACGGTTCATCATCCTCAGACCTGTGGAATCGTTGTCAAATATAACATACTTATTTGGATATTCATTGACCCATTCTATAATAGGTTCAATGTTTGCGTTTTCACTGCTAGGTGCAATGAAATCCGCTTCAATTCCAAGGGAATCCAATGACATCACGTCCTTCAAGGAACTGCAGATGAACAGTGTGGGTTTTCCAGTAACCTGGTCCCATCCTTGAATGTGATTCATGAATGTCAAGAATTTCCTCTCAGTATTCATAGGTTCGTAAACCCTGTAAACTTTGTCCCTTGTACAATAAGCGTAGACTTTTCCTGTCAAACAATTGCGTGTGAGTTCCTCCATTCCACGACTCATGGTATATGAAGCCATTGGAATCACATTGTATTTGTTCAACAAATCGCTACCGATATTATAGGGACTCCAATAGTCAGCGTCAGCTTTGTTCCAGCTGCGTTTGACAATCTCCTTCATGCGCCATTTCTCCTGTACTACAATGGTAGTATCGTAATCAACCTCAGTCTTATCAAGATACTCCCTGTAATCACAGATTATCTTGTGAAGTGCGTCGCTGAAATTAAGTCCGTAAATAAGCTTGACAAGAGTGATTCCATCCCCAGCAACCCCAGTACTGAAACATTTAAAGGTATAGTCGTTGCAATTTCTGTTGATGTAAACAAAAAAGCTTGGAGTCTTATCCAGAGGATTGAATATGCTGTTGATTTTGACATCTTGTCCATTCAGCTTGCAAGGTAGGTTTAGGTAATGTTCGAAGATCCACTTACTAGGAACATCTGTCTTTGTAAATACGGCTTTTCTACTTGAAAACATACGATTGGAATTGGTGAATCGGGGGCATGGTAAGCATCCCCCTTTTCACGTGGCAACAACAGTTTATCAGTCGAGGTCTAGATCGCTACCTGCATCCCTTCCTGCGAAGGAATCCACAACCTCGGATTTCTTTTTCTTGATGTGCTGTGATTCGTCGAACTTGATCAAACGTTTCGGTTCAACTCCTACACGTACCAATTCATAACCTTGTAAACCTTTCTCAGGTTTAGGAAGGAACAAACGGTGTTGGATATATCCGTTCTTGTTTTCGTATTCGGAACCTGCTACACAGAAATGAATCCAACGGTCTTTGCTTACCATGTAAGCTTTCACGTTGTCTACGTATTCCTGTATGGTAGAACCTTGAATGTCTTTTTCTTTCAGGATATCAGCTACTCCGATTTCCTTGGCGAAGTTCCACAACCAACGGAAAATCATGTCTTCTTTGGTAGTAAGACGTCCTTCTTTGTTGGTGTAGTCGGTGTAAGAATATTGCTGTGATTGAACACGAGCTACCTGACCAGTGTGGTTACCTAGTTCAGGCATGTCCTTGTTGATAGGCAAACCCTCGAAATCATCACCGATAGGTTCGCTTTCGATATGGAGGATCAGATTGTATGCGGAGGAATCATAAGGTGGAACCTCCAATTTAATGTCAAGGATTCTTGCAACGACGTTGCCTGGTTGGATTACTTTAGGAGTACCTGGTGTACCACCCATCTTTTTGTCTGCTTCTTTGCTGCTAAACATGTCAATTAATTTTAGTTGGTTAATCAATGTAAATTTTATCCCAGTGTGTAATTATCCCCGCATCCGTTGATTCGGACACGACGATTTCTTGATTCCTTAAATGCTGCGGTCTGGCACCACACGATATCTCGTCATTCGTCTTGAATGAGAGAATATTGTTGTCACCTTTACGGTAAAGATAACCAATGGCGTCGGAATTACTAGCAGTAATACGCTTTATTTTTCCTGTAAGATCCAGGTCAAGACTATTGAACTCGTTACCAGCTTTTTCCAGTATGGTGTCTTTTACGTGACCCATCAGGATAATTCTTGGAGCGAGTGTCCTTACAAAGTCCAATACCTTAGTATATGCGGTTCTTAACCATTGGTAACCTGCACCTTGCGGCATATTGATAATAGTACCGTATTTAGGTTTACCTTCTGTAAACCAGTTCTTACCCATGCTGGACTTCGAGTAGAGATCCTCCGCATAGGCAATGCAAAACTCTTCCAATGCTGTAACGGTATCGATTGCAATATATCTATAAGGGTGATTTGCATCCTTGATTGCTTTACCAATAGCTTTGAGTTCATCAGTGTTCTTGACTTTCAGCTTCATAGCTTCGATATAATCGGTACCGTTTTCGAAATCAAGAATGAGACAGTCCTTTAAACCTGACAATAGCGTGGTCTTACCCACTTTAGGTTTACTGAAAATT